CACATCTCGGCACTCACCTACGCGAGAAGGTATGTGAGTGATTTCTTGGCTGATCATGCTGGCTATTTCATTCACAGAGTAGTTTTTTCCTGAACCGATGTTATACACTCTACCACAGGTATCAACCGTGAAAGACTGTGCAGCCAGTATATTTGCCTGCACCACATCGCTTACATGAACAAAATCCCTGCGTTGCTCACCATCACCAACCACCGTGAGAGGCAGTCTGCTGTCTCGTTGTTTCAAGAATATCCCCATCACGGGAGCATATGATCCTGTATCGGGTTGTCTATCTCCGTAGACATTGAAATAACGGAGGCAAACTGTCTGCAATCCATACAGACGAGAATACATTGCACACAACTGTTCGCCCATGAGTTTGGTGAGCGAGTACGGATTCAAGCAGTCAACGGGACTGCATTCGGATTGTGGAGATGGAGAGTTGCCGTAAACAGCACAAGTAGAAGACATGACTACTCTACCCACATCGCACACTCTAGCACACTCCAATACGGTAGCAGTGCCGTTGGTATTGTCCTCCACCGTTCTGACTGGATCCTCTATGCACACAGGAATCTTCGTCAGAGCAGCCATATGGAACACAACATCCTGACCTTCAAATAGGCGGCGAACCATCGTGTAGTCATTGATATTGTGCTTGTAATTTTTGGCTGCATCATTCCAGTAATAGCGGGAGGCATCAGATGACTCATTATCAATCACGGTGACATCGTGACCATCTGCTATCAGACGATCTACCAAATTTGATCCAATAAATCCTGCTCCACCGGTCACTAAACACTTCATATGAGTCACATCCATTCAGAATTGTTTAGTGTCCATTCAATGTACTTACTAAGACTGTCTTGAAATTGAACCGGAGCCTTCCATCCAAGACTACGCAATTTTTCACCATCAAGCGCATATCTACGGTCGTGACCCGGACGACCCATATGAAAATCTACCAATTCATACTTCAAGGGCTTATCCATGATGTCAGCAATCATATTAGCCATTGTCAAATTATCAATCTCAAGATCGCCAACTATATTGTACCGATCCGGAACAATATTCTCTCCCTCGTTATACAATTTTGGCTTTATATTTTGCAAAATGTACAGAACCGCTGATGCTGCATTCCGTGCGTGTAGATAAAATCTAGATCCAATGTTTCCTTCTGATCCATGAACAGTTACAGTCTCTCCCTTATTAATCTTAGAGATCAATTGAGCAAGATACTTCTCTTTATCTTGACTCTCTCCAAAAATATTCATGGTGTTGGTAATGATCACTGGTAGATTATATGTTCTCCAATAAGAAATTGCAGTTGCTTCCTGACACGCTTTGGATGCGCTGTATGGATTGCTAGGAACAATTGAAGACCACTCTTGGTGATTCACTCCATCTGGCGCTACTCCATAAACCTCATCTGTAGAGAACTGCAAAAACACTTCGGGATTCACTTCTCTTGCAAACTCCAACATATTGTACGCAAGTAAAGTGTTTCCAACAATAAAGTCTCCGGGATGATCAATAGAGCGGTTGACATGAGAGTTGGAAGCGATGTTCAAGATGTAATCAACTTTTCCGATCACTTCTTTTGTATGACTAGTGAACGGTGCTTCAAGATCGTGTGTGATGATTGTAACACGATTACTATCTTGTCCATCAAGTGCCAACTTTACTCTCTCTGGAGTACCCTTGTGCTTCCAAGAACACGGACACACAAAACTCCAGTCAGTGTTTATCAAAAGATGACGAAGAATATGGGAACCAACAAAACCAGAAGCACCAGTCAACATTACTCTCTTCATTGTATTTCCTCTTAAAGATTACAAAAATTTACCAATCAGTTCACTGCTGATATTCTCAACGACATATTTAGGGTGGTTATCCAAATCAATCGGAACACTTCTTAAAGCCACTCCATCTCTGCCAAAGAGATCCCTCATATCCACGATGTTTTTAGATATGTTGTTTTTGTATACATCGTGATTGTATTCCGAATGAGAAAACGATTCAATTTTTTCTCTAATATAATTTTCGTTTCCAAAATAGGAATAATGCCAACCTCCATTATCAAGCGTAATGTTTTCGCAGTCTGTTCGTGAAGCACGAACTTCATGTGCGTTAAATTTTCTCAGCACACTTCCTCTGCAAATTCTACTGCAAAGACAATCCACCGTAAGCCTAGTTTTTAGATTGTAGTAGTAGAATTTTTGGTTGAGATGATATACGGTGTCGTATTTAATCCAGTCTGTGTTCTTTAACAGATCGGGATTAGGAATTTCATCCAAATCACTAGTGATGACAATATCGCTATCATCAAAAACAGCAGGCAGCATATTATTTCTTTGGTGGTATTCGTTGCTCCAAATTTGAGATTCATTCAGATAATCTGACCTATGTAAATCAATCTTCTTGTAGATGATCTTATGTAAAAATTGACTATACCGATTTTGATGTTCGGCAAAATACAGCGGCTTTGGTTTTCCGGAAAAAGTAGTATCAGATTCGCATATTACAAATTTGTCAACCACATCCGTCAACATTTTAAGTCTCAATTCAAGCAGATCAAACTCTTTGAAAAAAGAGAAGCAATCGTATATCATGTGTTTCTCCTTATCACCAAAACAAGATCATCAAATCTTCCAATTATGTGTCTCATGTCTACTACTTGGTATTTAAAAACATCAGTATCAATAGAAGAAATTAGATGCTGCAAAGAAGCATCATCAGGAATATCCTCTATAACAAGCACCCCTCTTTCGGAGAGCAGACGAACATAATTTTTGACTGCAAAAATTTGACTACCTAAAGTATGAGGACCATCTTCAAAAATAACATCATACTTGTTGTCAGAAAGTTCTAACAAAACAGAATCACTATAGGCATCTGCTTCTATGAATGTAAGTCTATCCAATTCTTGCTCCGATAGCCTAGAGACAATATCTTCGGAGAATGAATCTTGAATATCAACACAGGTAACTTTTGATTTGGGCAACATCTTTAAGAGAGTATATGCCCATCCACCTTTGTATGTTCCTACTTCAAGCACGGAACACGATTGATCCGCGAACGGAGACAATATTTCGGGATATAGTGTTAGGCAGTAAGAATGATCACAAACTTTGTCTGTTCCTCCATTTTTATCAAAACCGTTTATGTTTTCTTCTTGGATAAACTTGATGATGTTCATATTTTACTTTCGGCTGGTAATTTTGACTACTTTATAACTTTTGATTGGAAATTTATGATCCGCCAAGCAAATTGTGTCGTAATTCCAAACATATCCTATGTCTTGTATTAGAGATTCTTCAAATTCAGCGTAGTGATTCCAATCATCAATCAAGACAACGGTTCCTTCCTGTATCACATCGGTTACTTTGGAATACCACTTCATGCGATCAACTCCGTGAGGACCGTCAATCAGCACCAAATCGTATTTCCTTGATGGCAAGGCAACCGCATCAATGTTGTCCTTGTGGTACAAAGTACAAATAATGTTGGGATGAAGGATTGCAAACGAAGGGTCGTTTTCGTAACAATCGTAAAGTATCTTGAAATCAGGAAGTCGGTTTTTCAAAATACCGTGCAGTTTCACTGTGCTGTCTCCACACCCGAATTCCAGAACGGAAAGGGAATTGGTGTCTGCAATATTCAGCGAATTGCAAGCCTGGAATAAAGACTCTCCCTCATAAGACCATCCACCAACAAAAACCGAAAAATCATTGCGTTCAAACATGATTGTATTCCTCTGAGTTAGTGAATGTGATTGTGTAGGAATCCCATTTCGTTTTCTATCATTTCAGTATTGGCTTGAATGGGAATGCATTTTACACGGAACCCCATGTTTGTCAACAAGAAACCCATCATTTCCTCTGCTCCCTTTCCGTCATGCAACTGATTCATGGGCTGAACATCAACGAATCTAGAGAGTGCTTTGGGAGTAAAAACCATACACTCAATCATATAGTATGGATATCTGATATCATGTGTGTGGTGAAGTGAACCAACATATTTTCGGCAAAACACATCACAATCATCCATTTGATTGAACACGGAAACTATCTTCTCTTTGTTTACAGGTTGGATGTCTTCGTGAGAAAAAACTATGGGGCAATTTACGGAAGGAAGACTCTCGGCTGCAAATCGTAGTGCCTGCAAAGCACCGTTCAACGCACCGAGTTGCCATCCTTGATTTTCTCCCCACTTTTTAAGACGAATATTTGGAGTGACTTGACCGCTGAATTTTTCAATTCCATTGGAGGCAACAAAAATTGGAGGGTGAGAAAACATTTTGTTCACCGAGTCAATGGTAATCATCAACTTCGGCTCGTATTGCTGATTGCAAATATTGCTGCAATAAACAACTTCCATCTCAAACCTCCCACTTTACAATTTCACCATAGAACTGAGTTCCTTCTTCCATATACGGACGAGTCTTTCTTCCATGAACAACTTCATCAAGGGAACTACCAAAATCAATATATCGGTTGTTTGGATTGGAGCAGTACAGTCTGTTGATGATAGCCTCGGAAAGAGGTCCAGCACTTACCATGAAAAGAGTGTCTTGGTGTTCTCGCGCTATGGCAGTTAAACTTTCATCAATTTTATCAGCATTCTGTTCATAGACATGAACAACATCCGTAGGAACAGGAAGAAACATTTTGCACTTAATAGGAGATATATCTCTATTCATGGCTTTTTCAGAAACAATCAACACCACAGGCTCATCTAATTCTTCATACAGGAACTTTTTGAACCGAGGATAATTACCATTGACCCATATATCCGCAAAGGTGATGTTTTCCTCATTTTGATTGATTCGTTCTCTCAAATACGAATAATTAGACATACTCTGATTTGGGCTTGGCAGGGCATAGTAAAAATTACTTTCCAAATGAGTCAAGCAATCAAGCAGAGCAGAACCAAGTTTATATTTTTTCCCCTCACAATACCATCCGTCTGTCTGGAACGCTTGTGTATGCATACCAATTGAATTGCCCTTCATCAAAGAAATCTCTCCATCTCCGTAGCGAACTAGGGAAAAGTTTTCCTTTGACAATATCTTATTCTTAAAACGATCAAATTCAGCAGTGAAGTTTTTAGTCATTATGTAGTTCCTTTTTCAAGATGCTCACGATTTGTTGTGTTGCTGTTCCGTCCCCATAAGGACACGGCTCATTCGCCGTATGATTTTCTCGTACTGTATGTATGAGTTCACACAACTGTTTGGGATCATTACACAGGAAACTGAACACTCCAATTCCCTCACATCGTTCTGTATGTGATCGGCACACAATGGTTTTCTTTTTAAAGAAAGAAGCCTCTTCTTGTATGCCACCGCTGTCAGTCACAACAAACTTGCACCTTGCCAGAAGATCAACGACATCACTATGAGACATGGGATCTACTACATGAACAGTTTTAAGTATGTGTCTATGCTTTAGCACATCAGGACTTGGGTGTATGGGAAACACAAACTTCAGATGTGGGTTCTGCTGCGCGGCGGTTTCTAGAGCAGAAAACCAATCGCTCATCAATTCTTTGTTCTCGCGTCTGTGTAGAGTAACAAGAACTTCATCGCCATATGAATACTGTATACCAACAAGATTGTCTAGGCTAGTGTTGCCTACAGTATAGATTTCTCCGTTTACCTTTTCAACAATCAAGTTTATGCAGTTAGAATCCGTAGCGCAGAAATGATACTCAGCAATAGATGAGATGCAGCGGCGATACGATTCTTCGGGATACGGATTTTCAGTGTCGTAGGTTCGTAATCCTGCTTCTACATGAGCAACAGGAATCTTGCGATGAAATGCATTTAGAGCCACACCAAATGCGGTAGCCGTGTCGCCTTGAACCACAACAAGTCTACAATCCGAACAAATCATATCATCACATAGAGCAGAAGAAACCACGGAGTTTAACCTGTTGGAGTATGATGAAGTCAGTGAAACTTCTCGGTCAAAAAAACAGTCTTGTATCAGGCTTGTATGCTGATTCACCCGCACCAATTCGGCTTTCATGCCATTGGATACCATTTTGTCATACAGCAGTCTGACTTTGATGTATTCGGGACGAGTGCCGTAGTAGACAGAAATCATGCATCCCTTTCGGCAATCAGTTTCCATCCATTCCCTCTCCAATACGGAAACACCGTGTTTCTGCGAATCTCTCCGCTCTTGGAGGTGTATGAGGAATTTGAATCAGTTCCGTACTTTCTCCGATCAGAGTCTCCAACTTCTTGTGGATCAGCCTTTCCTGATACGACAGAACGGATGCCAAGAGCAATCTTCAGTGCAGCACAGAAACTGATGTCTTCTCCCGTTTCAAATGTGGGCTGATTGAAAGCCCAAAAAGCCCGAACCCACTCGGTTTTGAAAAACCAACAATGACCAACATAATCAACTTCTGTATCTGTGGATGGATCGTCTACACAAATTTCATCGTATCGGTGAAATTCAGGATGAATCAGTCTTCCGTTTCCACCCACAATGCAGTTGTATATGCTGCAAAGCGAAACACACTTCTCCAACCACCGCTCATTGGGAAGGGTATCGTCATCAAGAATTACGGTGTATTCCGTAGAAAGAAGCAGCGGCAAAGCAAATCTTCCGTGAAACTTGAAGTTCTTGGAGGAATGAATGAGTTCAAACCCGTACTTGGCTTGCAGTTCAGACAGATCAATGTGGCTCTCGTTCTGCCAAACATAGATGTCAATTTGGTCAGCAAATGTTTGACGCAGAAGTCTCTGAAGTTGCTCTTCGATAGACTCTCGCTTCCAAGCAGTCAGTATAACAGAGATGGTCTTCATGGTAAAACGATCCTCAATAGGTTTTCTATGTGTGTTTTGTAGGTATTGTACGGACGAAGACTATGACAGTCAATGTACCAATCCTGTTTTACTAATTCTTCATTGTATGCCCACGATATTCTGTCAATTCTACGACCATTGTGGAATCCGTCTGGTCTTAAAAACTGAACCACTCTTTCGGGATTTCTAGAACGAAATTCGCAAATCTTACGAGAAGTATACCGCTCGTCAGCACTCCAATTCTGCATGACTTGTCCGTTTACCACATGAATATCACTTGTAGTTGTAGAAAAAACATGACGAACATCCACATCAAAATTTGGATTCAATTGTAATATCTCTGCGAATACCTTTCCCGTAGCCATATTGTAGCAAACAGGAAAATAGTCTCTCATGTCGGAATTGAGTGATACCAAACAATCATCAGAAACAGATTTTGCCATTTCCATGAAATAGTATGGCGAAAGTGGAAACATATCAATATCGCTAGTAATCCATACCGCATCAGGATCAGTCTGCACGAAATGAAATCTAGCCCATTGAGCCTGCGTATGTTCTGGAACATCAGAAACAACTGGAACATGAACCACTGTTCCATGAGCATTGCTAGGAATATCTTTCTTCTCACCAACAAAAAACAAATAAGGCTCTATTCCAAACTTATGTTTCCATATACGAGAAACCGGCTCCCAAAACTCAAGATAATAGGGATTTGAATTGCATGAAATAGAGACTTTGGTTGGTTTCATTTTGATCCTTGAATAACCATATCAACATCATTTTGACTATTATACTTGTCATGCTCATCAAAGCACTGACCCACAAACCACACACCACCATTTTCTTCACCCCGATTTGCTCCATCAGGAAAAGGCTGTTTTGTAAAGAATGGATCGTGAGTGGTTGCACTCAACTGTCCTGCCTGAATCTTGCTCCACACCCAAGCCGTCAAAAAATCTTGATCTTGAAACTTGTAGTCGCCATCTATTTTGGATACGAATTCTTCACAATAACTACGAATTCCTTTTAGTCTACCACCACGAACTCCCCACATACCAGCAAGCAAAGGAACACCATGATACGGATGATCGCGCATTATATGTACATCTGTTTCTTCAGCAATCCACTGATTGATAGCCAAGACTTCCCGTGGAGACAGGCGAGAATCCGTATCTCTGGATATCAGATACTCAACACCATCTTCTTCCGCAGGAAAAAAACGCTGAACAGCACTTCGTCTGTCTCCTTGACCAGACACAGTTCGCACAATGCAATTACTCATCGTTTGCAACTTCAAAACAATGTCTGTGGGAACTGATTCAAAACAATAGAAAATGCACTTCCAATCAGGTAAAAGTTCAGCAGCCAATTCTGCATTTCGGACAGCACCAATATTGTAAACAGGATTGTCGCCCCATAGGCTGTATGAAATTACTTTCACTGCTCGTCCTGTGGCACAAGCGATGTGGTTGTCTGCGAACTGTAAATGTATCCGTGCAGCGCATCCTCAATGTGATGCTCTGTCTGAATCTTGGGATACAGACGCATGAGCCAGTCAATGTCTTCAGAAGACTGACCGTTGGCTCCGTACACAGGGTTGAACGCCTCGCTCTGTGCAATCTCGCGCCGCCACAGGCACATATGGTACGGAGGACGCTTGATGTCGCCAAGGAAGCCGTCTTCGTCCCGCCACAACTGCCCGTGGGGATTTCCGATGCCGAACTCCACATCCATTGGTTCGCCGTTGATGCTGCACCACTGATTAAACGAGATGCAGTCCACATCGTTCTCGTCAATGGCAGTCAGGATCTTGCTCATGTAGTCCTTGCTGACTGCATCGTCATCGTCCAAAAAAGCAATGTACTTGCCCCGTGCCATTTGCAGGAGGTCATTACGCTTCTCGGAAATGCTCTTGGAGCGATTGTCCAACAGCACAAGAATCTCCACTGCCTTGCCTTGCCCAAGCGCGTCAGCCTGTTCCTGAAGGTGTTGCACAGCAGCAGTCATGGACGGTATGCGTTCGGGAATGGACAGCATCAGAATGCTGAACTTGATTTCACTTGCTGGTACTGGCATTGAACATTGCCTCCATGTTGAACTTGTTTGCGGCTCTGCGCTTAAAGGTTTCACCGTCCACACCGTACATTTCCGCGTTCTCGTTACGAGCGTGGAGTGTGTCAAATGGCTCACTTGTCCACTGATGCTGAATAATGCAAATATCACAACGGCGCAGTTTGTTCAGCGTAGCGCAAACCTGTGTCTGCTCGTTGTCGCAGTACAGAGATTTGTATTCAGGATTGTAAATGTATCCGAACTGCTTGTACAGGGGGAAGCCCATGACCGTGAGAGTCATCAGCGCATCTTCCTTGGGGCGCAGCCCGTCCCAAAACTTGATTGCACCGTCAAAATCAGGGAAGGTGTTTTGGAATGCAGAGAAGATGATGTCATCGTAACCCATCTGCACGGGCACCATGTCATCAGACGCAAGCAGCAGCACATCACCGTCCACGCCTTCTAGGTTGGCATTACAGGCTTCAATCTTGCTCTTGGAGTGTCCGTAGAAGCACTCAATCTGTGCGTTCTGTGCGCGAGTAGACAGCCACTGCTGCATCTCGGGGTTGTTCATGGTGGGATCGTCTTCGTCCATCGTGATGATGAAACGAACATCGTTACGCCCACTCAAAAAGGTGAGGTAACGGGTGAATACGCTCTTGAATTTTTCAGGTCGGTTCCGCGTTGGGAACTTGATCACAAGTCTGTTCATAATATATCTCCATTTTCAATCTTCAGGCTTCATCGTTTTCTTTGACCGCCCTATGTGGTATTTAGGGCAGAGTTCCCACTCACCCTTTTCCTTAAACGGCAAGATCTTTATTTTGTTCAGCGGAACCTTTTCCACAATCTTGGTTTTGTCCACGATCTTGATCAGCCCCCACTCCTCAAGCAGACACGCAATGGTGTTGCGCCGCCCAAGGTCTTCGGAATTGATTGAAGTTGGCAGATCATCCAGCGCAAACATTTCCTTGAAGTGGACAATGTAGTACTTGCCCTTCTTGTGAAGGATATGACACGATTGCCAGAGTTTCTTTTCGGCTCGGGAAGACACGCCAATGCGCGTCAGCGTTTCACGGACTTTCAAAAAATCATCAGGCTTTTGTAGGCTAACCTCTAGCAGATCACCTGTTTCAAGGTCGATATAGCGTTCATCTTGTTCCATGTTCTTGTTCACTCCGAATACTTTGAACCGACACGGAACTATTTAGATTATTTGTGTTTTCCGCCCTTGTCTACAGCCACCACTATTTCATCCACATCGGATTCAGACAGCACTAGTGCGGCTTCACGGGCTTTACTGATAGAGAAGCCGTAGTATTCCGCCAGAGCCGCTACACGGGCATCCTCCTCGCGCTTGAGCCACTTGGAGAACCGCTTGCGGGGACGCACCGCACCCCGCAGGAAATCAAAGTGCATTTTTGAATCCAAGTGGGGGCGGGTGTTCATCTCGTTTGCAGCAAACAGCGTGTCAGGGAAATACGACAAGCAGCGCGTCACCACGAACGGGGGATACGACTGCTTCGTATACGACTCGCTCTCGTCCAAGAGCGGTTCCTTGTTCACATTGATGGCATTCAAATAATCAGACAGTTGGTGGCTCACTTGAACTGTACCTCCATCATCAACTGCACAAGACAGGCGGTGAGATTAATCTCTGCATCAGCCGCAAACGCTGCCTTGTATTGATAATCAGCCAGCACAAGAATGGCTTGAGGAATAGAACCACCTTCCACGGTGTCGTACAGCCCATCGTAAATGGCACGATAGACGCGAGTCTGATCGTTGTCCAAGTTCTCTACCACCCACTTACGGACAGCCCCAAAGTCCTTGGCTTTCATGGACTTCACAAGAGTCTTGATATGCACATCCCCGATGGTTTGTAGCATACCCACATCAATCTTGCCCCCTGCTGCGTACCGCTGCAACTCGTTCAGAGTACGACGGAAGTCAGGAAAGAACTTCATAATGAGTTGAGCCACCACCTTCTCATCGTATTCCACACCCTCCGCTTCAAGGATTTCCGTGACCCGCGACAGGAAACGGGAAGCAAGTGCTGGCTTCGCCTTGTTGGGAATGCGGAAGTCAATACAGGTGCATCGGGAGTGCAGCGGCTCAATTACCCGATTCTTGAAGTTACAAGTCAGAATGAAACGGCAATTATCCGAAAACTCCTCCATGAAACCGCGAAGGGCGGGTTGAGTGGACTGAGCGTTTGAGTAATCAAACTCGTCCAATATCACCACCTTCTTGACCCCATCGGTCAAGGACACCGTGGAAGCAAAACTGCGAATCTTGGTACGGAGGGTATCAATATTTCCGTCCTCAGAGCAGTTGATTGTCATGGTATCACAACCCAAATCATTACAAAGAGCCTTCGCCACGGAAGTCTTGCCACAGCCTGGTCCTCCCGACAACAGGAGGTTCTGTGGTTCTCCCCGTTCGACCATTAGCACGAAAGTGTCGTGCGTTTCCGATGGCAGAATGCAGTCTTCCACGGTCTGTGGACGATACTTCTCAACCCAAAGACCCTTCACGGTTTCAGATGTAGTCACGAATTAAGCCTCGTATGTAGAATCGGCGTTTAGTGCAATCCAATAAGTCAGGGGTTCATTCTTGTTGGAGAAGGACGAAACAACCTTCTCCGAAATGGCTACGGTGTAATCACCAGGCAGGATCTTGAGATTGTCCACATCGAAAATGAATTCAAAGGTGGCATCTGAAGTGTTATCCCCAACATCTACGGAATAGAAGTTGGAAGTAACATCGCTCTTGTCAACAGCAGCGAATTGGATCTTGGATCCGTCATCAGAAGAACGAACACACAACTGCCCAACCTGAAGCACAGACGCTGCCTTAATGATTTCGCTGAAATCCTTTGCAGTCAGGTCAAACTGCACCACGGGCTTGGGCATACTGATCTTCTTGCTTGTGGATGTCACAAGACGAGGATCGCAGTAGTAGTATCGCACACTAGACTTGCTGCCCTGCACCGTGATGTAGGTGTCTTCAAACACGAACTCAGGATCCTTGAACAGACTCACCGTGCCAAGAAACTTGTTCAGATCCCAAATAGCAAACTGCTTGGGGAAAGTTTCGTTCACCTTGGCTTCGGCTAGAATGTTCTTCGTGGACGACAAGGTGTTCAAGGTGTTGCCCTCGTTCACAATGATGCCCGAATTAATGGACGCAAAGTTCTTGAGAATATCAAGAGTTTGTTTTGAAATTGTTACTGTATTAGTCTTGGTCATCGTCATAATCCAAATCTCGCTTTCCTGCGTTATAGTCTTCCACAAATCGCTTCAGATGATCTTTCTCATCGTGTCTGATGCGGCTCTTATGCTTTTGCTCCACACTCTTTCGTGCCTTCTTAGCGGCGGGATCTCGGTTGTCGTACTCGTATCGGTTTTGCATTTCAGAAATCCTGGATATCTCCAACTAGGTTTCGTAGTCCCTTCTCTATCATGTAGTTCAGAATCTTGGCGCGAGAGGGGGTGAAAGGTTTATTCCATTCCGATTCAATCTTTGATTCGTACTCGGTTGGAATATTCAGCAAATTGATCAGGGTGTTGTTCCTGTTCCAATTAACTGCGTACTTGTCAGACACCTTTCCCGTGTCCGCGTATTCTTTGAGAATTTCAGTCATTCGCTTTTGAGTGATGGGCTTCTGTCGCTTTCCTGCGTCCATGAAGCAGTCATCATCCGACAGCAGGTTGGGTACACCGTCAGTGGAATCACCCTTCACGATATGCTCAAGCAGAAACTGCTGTGGATTGTCCACCGTGATAAACTTCTTTTGGATGGGCGCGTACTGTGTCACATTCTTGTGGATCAGGAGTTGACCAAAGTCCTTGTCTCCGCTGAGAATAAGAATCTTCTCGGTTGGAGCGTAGGTCTTTACCAAGTACGCAATGATGTCATCGGCTTCACAGCCCTGCACAAGCACATTCCTGTACGGAAAGTTCTCTGCAACTTCCGCACGAATGCGGTTGATGATATCGTAGAAATTGTCCCATTGCTCTGCGTTTTCCTTGCGATCAGCCCTGCGCTT